ATTAATAAATAGGTTAAAGTCCTTTGTACTTAAAGCAGGAAAACCAGCTGGTGGTGTTGCTAAAGTAAGAGATTCCCAATCAAGTGATGCACTTACCCCTACTGCTGCGGAAGTAACGTTTACAGTCTTTTGATTGCTTGAGAATACTTTATTTAATGCTAAATAAGCTTTTTGTTCTGCTGTCATCGATTCTTCTATGTTTATTGTGTTGATTTTAGATGCTGCCTGGTCATAAAACCTGATAGATCTAGAATTTACTCTTGTGTTTGAATATTTTGCCATTATTCTGGTAAATTATTAATGTCTACTACTGTTTCTACTCCAAATAAAACCGATGCTTTGTTAAAAAACTTAGCATTACCTTGTGGAAGTGAGTTTTCAGCATTAGGAACTACATGCCCCAATAGCTTAATACTAAAATTAGTCTTTACACTTCTATCTTGTCCTTGAACAAGTTCAGTTATCGTTTGATAATCATCAATCATAGCTCTAAAATTAAACTTATCTGGATCTCCCCAGTAAGCATCTGAAGCATAATTGATACTTTCTACTAAACCATTCATTTGTTCTACATATTCTGTAAATATTGTACATGAATACGTTATATTTAAGTAGTCGGGTATGACTACACCTTGGTATTCTTTTTGAATAGATCTAGTTAGAAGAGCTGAAAATCTATCATACTGATTTTTCTTTGACCACTTCTTTTCAAACACTCCAAACTGTGTTGGATTATTTGCATCCATCTTATTTCCAAGGTTTCTATTCTTTTCTATACTATCTCTCTTAAAAAAGATTAATGGTACTTGTATTTTACCGTTTCTATCTCTATAAAATCCATCTTTCTGTACTGCTGCCCATCTTTCTGGTGAACCATATAGGACCGGTACTGTTTTTTTATTTCCATTCTGTATAACAGATGGTTTAATTACACTGTTAAAGTAATAAAATATCGCTTCATCTATATCTCTAAGGCCAACAGCAAACTTTTTTACCTTATCATTCTTTACAGAACGTTGGTATTCACGTTTGAGCTTATCATCTATATTAGCTTTCTTACCGGCATACTGTTCTACTTCATAAGGCTGTATAGAATTTTGAGATAGTTCTCTTTGAGATTTAGGATTTACGTTATTATCTGCCATATCTACGAGTTACGTGTGCTCTATACTGTCTTTTAAATTGTGAGAATACTTGGAATAGCTTTTCTAGCTTTTCATCTGTTGGGTACTTTCTTAATATTTTTTTAAAATCTTGATAAGCGTCTTCTAAGTTATCATCTACACCTTTTAAAGGAGTATATTCAACATCCCATGTCATTTGACCTGTGACCGGGTGTGGACCGCTAACTTTAGTTGTCTTAAAGTCAGGATTTTCTTCTTTTAATATATCTTTTATTTTCATATTTTAAAATTCTGATATGGTATTAGTAATACCAGTACGTTCTCTTCTTGTTTGGTGACAATCTACTATAATAGATAGTGATGATCCAAATCTTGAACCGTATTGATTCAAGTTATATGTCTTATCTCTACCTACAAACAGCTGATTCTCTCTAACTGTATCTACTTCGTAGTAGTCTTCATGCCAAACTAGTATATCTCCTACTTCTGCTACTACCTGTACATCTTCTAAATCTTGTCTAATAAATGCAAATGATGCTTCTCTATTTAAATCAGGTCCAAAGTCATCAGATGTAATGACTTGATCACCTCTAGTTATTAAACAATTAAGTTTAAGAGGTTCTAACCAGTTTTTTGTTAGAGATTCTCCGTATAAGTTAGATAAAGTATCTTCTAGACTTAACTTATAGTATAGAACCTCCTGTTCTACTACATCTTTTAACAGTTCTCTGTTAATATTTACTAGTAAGTCAAAATCTCTACTACTTCCAAATAACATTATATCTTCTCTATTGTTTTTTCTGCTACTTTAACTCCTACTATTGTAGAATATTTACTCATAGCATTGTTTTTTAATGCATTAAATGCTTCTTGTCCAGATTTCTGTGATATAAGTTTAACTTTAAACACTTGTCTCCCCTTTCCTAGATCGGTAGTTAGTGTTACTGTAGTTACTCCTGGTAGAGCTCTTACTAATTCACCTATTTTAGCGGTATTATCGTCTTTATAAACGATTTTAACCATACCTTGGTAGGTTTTAAACTCTATTTCACTTATTATCTGTAACAATTTCATTATCCAATGTATATAGTCATAGGAACATCACCTAAAGTCTTTCTTAGGTTATCTCCTTCATTAGCTTTTCTTTCTAATTGTGCCTGTCTTGATGTTTGTTCAAGCATATCTCTTAAATTAGTTACTAAAGCTTCTTTTTCTGCTCTAGCATCAGTTAATAAGTCAGCTTGATTTAAGGTAGCCTCCGATCCAGGTACTGGAACTGACTGATATTTACCTCTTACGTAAGCTAAAAGCTCTTTTGCTAGTGCTAATGTGTATTTAAACACCCATTGTCTACCTACACTGTTAATTAGTGAGTAAGTTGGGTTTTCATATGGTACATCTGCCACAGTTTTCACTAATCCATCACCATTTTTGTACACACTATCCCTTTTATCACTAACTTTGTAGTATTCAAACCTTAAATTTGAAGCTTTTTTAGGTATAGGAAAGATAGTTAACTTATTATTCACTAATTGGAAAGAATACGACGATCTTCTTATCTGATCATTAAATTCTATTGCTTGTACCTTTAGTATATCAAAAGAAGCTGGCATTAATAGGAAGTTTACCCCTGGACTAAACGATCCAAAGTCAAAAGCATCCATTAATGACTGTATTCCTGTACCGGTCCCAGCATATGGGTCGAAGAAACGTAGTATAGCTGGTGGTGCTTCGTAAAATATACGTCTAATCTCTATTCCACCGGTAATACTGTTGTCTGTAGCCCATTGATCTAAGTCATACTCCTGTATTGATGATGTTAAAGCTAATGATCCTGTATATCTTGTGGTAGTTCCACCTACTTCCGCTTCAGTACCGTAGTTTTTTGATATATTTATCGATCTATCTAGTGTTGGATCAATTAGCATGTTGTTTGCACTACTTCCAGTAGTAGATCCTTCTAATGATAGATAGTTTTCTCTTATTTTATATTGGAATACTTCATTCCCGTACGTCGTTACAGCTTCTTCAAAACAAGCGTAAAAAGAACCACTGTTTAGTTCAACATCCATTAATGGAAATCCTAATCTTGTACCACAAAAACTTGCTACCTTATCGGCATCAGTTTGAAAGTCGGTATCTGTATAAAAAATCCAAATGGAGTAGAGCCAGTCGTAAAGGTAGAACTGCCATTCCATGTTACTATATTCGCCATCTATTACAATTTAATATAAATAGTAGAAAAAAAAGAGGCCCGAAGGCCTCTCTTAATATTAATTCTAATAGGTTATATTATTAGATCTGAGTTAAATCAGAAATAAAGATTTTACCGTAGAATTCTGGTCTGATCATCTTCTTAGCGTATCTTGTCATTAAACCTTTTCTTGGAGTGAAGGTTTCTGGGTCATACACTAGAGGTGTCATCATTAATGGTACGTAAGGTGCATATACAGCTCCTGTTTCAAGGAATTGACTTCCTCTATATCCCATTAATAGTGTGTTTTCAGTCATATATGGATTCTTGTATACTTTGAATCTGTTCGCTAACGAACCTACTCTCTGTACACCCATGTTAAACTCTTGAGCATTACCATCAGTGTTAGCAGCGTATCCTGGGATACTTTCTAATACTGTAGCAACTGTTGGAGAACAAACTACGAAGTTTGCACCACCTCTTAGAGTTTTTTGGTGAATCTTGTTAGATACTTTCTGAATTTTAGTACCAAGTGTTTGGAACCACTGTCCTTGAGTGTTGTAGAAATCAGAAGTTGAAGTAGTCCAGTTTGTACCGCTCCATACTTTGTTGTTTTCTGCACTCCAGTGATCTGTAGTTCTTGCATCTTGAATAAGCATATCTAGGATCTCTAGGTCAATCTCCATAGAGATGTATTCGCTTAATAAAGAAGTTAACTCAGCCTCAGCATCAATACTGTGGTATGCGTTAAGATCTTGTGCGAATTCTGGAGTCCATTGTGCTTTCAGTTTTCTTGTTTTGGCAACAATCGCCTCAGAAGCTAACTGAACGTCAATTTCTGGTATAGTGATTGATGTATCAACAGCAGCTGTAGATGATGCTTCAAAGTCTCCTCTGTCGTTATCAACTGGCTGTTTGTGGAAAAGAACTTTTACGTCTGTAGAGTTAGTAACTGTACCATCTGCTACAACGAATTCAATGTTCGATCCGTTAATTTTAGTATACTGTCTCTCTACTGCGATATCAGTTGAACCTGTTTGTAAAGAGAATGCTCTAATTCCTAGAGTGTCATAGCCAGATAAACCAGATGTTGGTAAACTTACAGTATCAAAGTTTGCAATGTTTACGTCAACATCGTAATATACAGATGCTGAAGTTGCGTTAGCTACAGTTGCAGTACCAACTGATCCTGTTGAGTTAATAGAGTACCCGAATTGACCAGCACCATAAAGACCACCTGAAGGATCAGTATCAGCTGCTAATTTAGAATTAGCTGTAGATACGTTACCGTACATGTTATCTCCGTCTGTTCTTCCGTTAGTACCTGTACCATATTTAAAGTCTAGGTAAAATACAAGACCTGATGGTAAGTTCATTGGCTGAACTGATACAAAGTCTTGAGCTACGATTTGTGCGAAAACTTTTCTAACTAAAGGTAATGCAACACCTGCCCACGCTTCACCGTCTCCGGCTGTGAATGAACCTCCACCAACGTTAGTAGCGTTAGCTTCTGATACGATCTGCTTAGCTTGGTTTTCAAGAATCATTGCCATGTTACCAGCAACTCTTTCGTCTGAAATACCTTCTAATAGACCTGAAGCTGACCACTTATCTGCTAACTTTGCAGAATCGGCTTGCATGCTCTTATAGTTATTTGAGCTTTCAAGTAAATTTTTTACTTCCATGATTAATTTTTATTTTAAATTATTATTTAATTATTCCTGCTAATTTTTGCATTCTTTGTGCAGCTTCTGATAATACAATCTCTTCTGGTTTAGAAGCAGTTGTACCAGTTGCTTTACTAGCCATGCCTTTAATCTTAGCTTCTGAAACATTTTCTTTTTTAACATCTACGATGTTATCTGAAACAGTTTCAAATACTAGTTTAACCTCTTTTACTGTCTCCGCTTTATCGAATGCAGCAATAATGTTAACTTTTTGTGATTCAGAAAGGTTGTTAGATTTGAAGATTTTATTAACATAAAGTAATTTAGAATTAAGAATGTTAACCTCGTTTAACTCTGATTTAAGAGTTTCGATAGTTTCCATAGCTTGATCTAAATCTGATTTATCGTCTGTAGATTCTTCATTAACTACTTTGTTAATGTTAGTACCTTCAGCTGAATGATCAGCAGACTCTTGGTTAGTTGTTGACTTTGCAGTCACATCTTCTTCAACAGTCTCGTCTTTTTTGTCTTCACCTTCTTCCATTGTCTCTTCCTCTATACTCTCTTCGCCTTCAGTTACTTCTTCAGTAGCTTCTAGTTCAGCAAGTAATTCGTCAAGATCAATTTCTTCTTCATCTCCTTCTGGAGCGTCTATAGCTGGTTCTTCTATATCAGCGTCCATCTCGTCTCCCATTCCTTCAATATCACCAGCATCCATATCGTCAGCAGCAGCGTCTCCGCCTACTTCTTGAGCAATAATGTCTCTGATCATATCTTTGAATTGGTCAACAGATAAATTACTAATATCTTCGTCACCATCTACTGGCTCAACATCGTGTTCAGCTTCGTCTTCAGATTCTTCTGAATCAACCTCTGCCTCGTCTTCGTCAGCAGCTTCTACTGGTTCTACTTCTGTAAGTTCTTCTTCAGAAACTTCTTCGTGAGTGTTGCAGCTTCCTTCGTGTGTTTTACCACATTTTGGACAAGCAGCAGCTTCT